CCAGCAGTTGAATATGTTAGTGGAAGTAAAACGTGGTATGGTAATGGTAACCTTCATCGTCTTGATGGTCCAGCAGTTGAATGGACTGGTGGAGGTAAAGAGTGGTTTGTTAATGATATATTCATTATGAAGGTTGATAGTAAAGGTGAGATAACAACCAGGATGAGATAAAGTAAGGGAACACCGATATAATTAGGTATGACCGAAACATTGCACTGCGAACCAATTAAGCTTAACCTCGTCGGCCTTGACGGAAATGCCTTCTCACTTATGGGAGCGTTCCGACGAGCAGCTCGCAAACAAGGACGTACCCCAGAAGAGATCAAAGCAGTGCTGGATGATTGCATGAGTGGTAACTACGACCACCTCCTTCAGACTCTAGTGCTGCACACTCGCTAAGGGAACACTAATATAATAATAATATGAAAGAGCTCATCGCATCCATCGCCGTTATCATCCTTATTATCATCGTCTGGGTCGGCAAATCCTCTATCGAAGCCTCTATCTACACTCGCCTGACCGGTAAGAAGGTAACTGTTGTCGACGCAATGTTTATCGACCTCAAAGTCATTGATGGAGTTAAGTAAGGAACACTAATATAATAAGGTATGACCAACGACAATATCAACATATCCATAGGAGATATTTTCATGAACTCCAACGAGATCTATCGCGTAACCAATGTTCAACAATCCAAGATGTTCCCAGATGATCCATACTTTGAAGTTGACTTGTTTGTGAGTGGGCAGGGTTGGACTGATATAGGCGATGATGGTTTTCTTCTTAGCGAAATCAAAACATTTTTTAAAGCAACCGAACTGTAAAACTACAATATGCAAAAATTAATTCATACAAGAGACACTACTGACCTAGAGTTGGACGAAACAACTATTGAACAGGCGATTGAATACCTTCAATCATTAAAGGAAAAATATTCGGATGTATGGACAGATTTAAAAATCTATGAAGATCCTTGCTATGAAGGCGGTTATAATCTTAAGCTTCAAGGTAAACGCTTTGAAACTGATCTTGAATATGAAAACAGAACTCGGAATGATAAGGAACGCGAGATGCGCAAACTTAATTATGATCGCGCCGAATATGAAAGATTGAAAGCCTTATTTGAAAAAGACGCACTATGAAAAACATCAAAGTTGGAGACATATTCATTGCGGCTGATCAAATTTTTAAAGTGACAGGAGTCCTCAATGATGTAGGTACACGGGTATACACCTGCCATACATGGATTGCTGACAAAGGTTTTGTCTGGAATAGCGACTATGATATGTTTACTGACCGCGACATTGAGGATTTTGGATTTGAAGTTTACAGCTTAAAATAACATATGAAAAACATTATATACGACGAAATCATTATCTTCGGAGGAGAAACAAATAGCAATCTTGACGATGCGATTGAAATGTGTGAGTGTGCTGAACAATTTGAGCTGTCATTTGGCTTAGATCTTTCATGCGGTGATGGTTTATTCTTGCCAGATATTGACGGAGATGCAGAGCTTATGGAAAAGTATGATGGATTGGTATGTGGAAAAAGCGCGCCTCGATATTCGGATACTAAAAAACTACTTGATTGTGGTCGTAAATATCGCTTTACTATTACCAATCCTGATGAAAGTCCATACATTAGAGATTGTGTGTTTTATATCAACGGACAAACAGTAAACTAAAATCAAAAAGTAAGGAGCACGGATAAAATAATATGACAGCTTTCCCAGACAAACTAAAAATGATTCATCAATACTCTTCGGAAGAAAGAATGTTTATTCTAAATCTGATCTGTGCTGAAATGTATATTGCACGAAACATGTCCATGAATCAAGATACCATCATTAAAAATCTCGAAAGAATTGACCGCTTGTATCGCACACCTAGCGAAGGCGAAGAATATGAATCCTAAAACAATATGAATGCAGAAACAAGAGCCTACGAAAAGATGAATCAAATTCGCTACAAAAAGACTGGTAAGCAGTATGTGCAGGATAATGACCCTTGGGCGTATGAAGGATTGCGAGAAGGTTGGTGGCTTGTAAAAGTAGCTCCAGGAAGTACTTCTATTCGTCAAGCCGTCTATCCTGCAAAGGCAGAGATTATGGCCGCGGCACGGGATAAAGAAGAACAGCTTGTTGACATTATTCTTAAAGCTAGTGAAGCAAGACCTCGAGGTTTGCTGTTATCAGAACAAGCAAAAGCTGATTGGGACTGGTTCATCTCTCGTAATGGAAAGGAATTTAACACTCTTGAATATCCATCAGCGCAAGAGAATGCTGAGCTGATCATTGCCGCACTATTGCAAAAATAATCCTTTACAAACCACATCTAACTTGTTATAATAACATTATGAAAAACGAAACCGTCTGGAGCCGACTAGGCCAAATGTTTAGCGCACGTCAAACTGGATCTGATGATCCATTGCGCGAATTGCTTTTTAGCAAAACCGTAAGCTTTGTTGAAAGCACAGAGTATGCGAATACCGATTGGAACACCATTAGGAATGGTGCCGTGCTTAAAGACTTTTTGAGCGATGCATATACATATATTACACGTGATCGCCCACTTGCAATAGATCAAACTATTGAGCAAGAACTTCTTCAGGATGAAGAGCCGCGTGATCAGACTGTACTTGAGTATGATGATGTTCACAATATGCAAATCATTCTTAACTGCCGTAAACTTTTATTTTAAACAGTATGCACAACATTATTCAAACGAATGTAAATGACGTTCGCGAATTGCTCGCCGAACAATACCTAACCGAAAAATTCACAACCGATAAGAGCGGCGTAAAAACAGTAGAGCTGATTGGCGCAAGTTTTATTGCTGATGAAGCACTAATCTTTGGATCTGAGAATGCTGAGTATATTCAACACGAATTGGATTGGTATCTTTCACAGAGCCTTAATGTAAATGATATCCCAGGCAAGACACCGGCCATCTGGACAGCTGTAGCTACTCCTGCAGGCTTCATCAACAGCAATTATGGTTACCTTGTGTTAAGCAAAGAGAATGGCTCACAGTATGGAAATGTACGCAATGAATTATGCGTTAACCCTGAAAGCCGCCGTGCTGTAATGATTTACACTCGACCTTCTATGCATACTGACTGGTGTGCTGGTGGAATGAGCGACTTCATTTGCACCAATGTTGTTCAGTTTCTACTTCGAGACTCGCAGCTGCATATGATTGTTCAGATGCGCAGTAATGATGTTTGGGCCGGATATAGAAATGACTATGCATGGCAAAAGTATATTCAAGGCTGCTTGGTTGAAGATCTTGCATGCCGCACTGGCAATGTAATTAGTGCTGGCAGCATCACATGGCAAGTAGGATCGCTGCATGTGTATAGTCGACAATTTTACTTACTAGATCATTATATCAAAACGGAGGGAAAAGAATTTGTTATATCTAAAGAAGATTATAAAAAATTGTATGAATAAAGCTGCAAATAAATTGCGAAAAAAATTATCAGATATTCATTTAGGCAAAAAGAAAACTTGGAATATTGTTCATTGTCCCTATTGTGCTAAAATCGGGCGGCGTCCAAACATGACAAGATATCATTTTAATAAATGCAAAAAAGTCCTTTACAAATCCATATAAACAGTATATAATAAATTTATGAAAAACAATAACCCTAAGGTTAAGCCAAAGAAAATTCGTCGCAAGGGAATTCATGCCAAAAGCAAAACTTCTCATCTTAAACAAAGTAAAAACTACAAGAAACTGTCACGTGGCCAAGGTTAATCCAAACACAACTGCTGTGACTCCACCAGTTAAAGAAAGTATTCTGGTATTGAAAGAATGCGCCGAATTGCAAGAACGCAAGAGTCGTGACTATCAAAACCCAAACAGTCGCATTCGTCAAGCAAACTATTACCCACGCGGTGTAGCTAGCATTCTTGATATTATTCAAGCTAAGGTATTGCGAATGTATAGTGTGATTGAAGCTATGGAAAATGATCCTGAGTATCAACCCAACTTTGAGAGTATTGAAGATAGTGGTAAGGATCTAATCAACTACAGTTCATTCCTTGTAGCATATATGCGCGGCAAAGTTGATGGTCAAGAAGCTGATCGCGATTTTCTTAACCGCCGCATCTAAGCATATATACATCATATGATTTCAGACTATACAACCACTCTTGTTGTTGACTTTGATGATACCATTGCTATTACTCACAATCGTGATTGGGTAAATGCAATGCCAAATGTTGCGCTTGTCAACAAACTCAATGCTTTATGTGATGATGGCTGGAGCATTCATATTGTTACCGCACGAGGTCAACTCTCATGTAATGGTGATTGTGAAGCGGCCGATCTCAAGTACAGAGCACAAATTGAGAGCTGGCTTGCGCAGCATGATGTAAAGTATAGCTCGCTTAGCTTCCAAAAGAAGCTGGCAGCATACTATATTGATGACAAAGGTATTACACCAGAACAATTTGTTAAAAGTTTTGAGCGCACTCGTTTGGTTGGTGGTTGGAGTGGTGACTCTGTGTATTATGATAAAGTAACTGACAGCGTCTACAAGACATCAAAAAATACACAGAGTGTTGTGCGATGGTTTGAGGCCGCGCGATGGTATGGTTATAATGTCCCAGGGGTGCATAGTGTTATTGGTGATACTATTCGTATGCAATATTTGCATACATACAGTGGTGACATAACCGACGTGCTGGAAACCGTTCATACCTTCGCTTCTCATCCGCCTCTGCAATCTGAACCTGTTAGCGCCGATTCATATATTGCACGTTGCCGAGATCGCGTCAAAGATGTATTATCTTTAGAAGACTATAGCTTCATATACCTTATGCTGAGCGAAGCTATGCGTCAAACACCAGCCACATTCTCTCATGGTGATTGTAGCGTTAGCAATATTATGAGTGGCCCTAACGATTCCACTTCGGCATATTTCATTGACCCAATCAATGACCCTACTCTTTACAGCTCATGGGTTATAGACATTGCTAAACTATATACATCAATTGCGCTAAATGATCCACTAGATGGTCAATTGGATCATATTGAATATTATTCAAACATTGAGTTTGAGGTTCTCAAAGCACATGAGATTGGTCACCTTTGCAGAATGTATCCATATGCAAAAGACAAACCATCTTTACTACAACACTTAAAAAATAAAATCAATGCTGCTCGACAAACAATCACTGGCTAAACTTATTGGCAAACCCATTGAAGAAATTCGTATAGGCTTTACGGCATCAACATTTGATCTCTTTCATGCAGGTCATACCGTTATGCTTATGGAAGCAAAACAATTGTGTGACTATCTAATTGTAGGATTATTGGTTGATCCCACAAAGGATCGTGCTGATACAAAGAACGCACCAGTTCAAAGTGTATTTGAGCGATACCTACAAGTATCAGCATGCAAATATGTGGACGAAATTATTCCCTTTGAAACCGAAAAGGATCTGGAAGATATGATTCTTACAATCAATCCTGATGTGCGCATTGTTGGCGAGGAATACCAAGGTACCAATCACACCGGAAAAGACCTTTGCCCAATCCATTACAACAAAAGAAGACACAGTTTCTCTACAAGTGAATTGAGATCGCGCGTCATTGCAAAGAAAAATTAACCACATATATAACTCTATGAAGATACTTATTACTGGAGGCTGCGGCTTCGTCGGAACAAATCTTATTCCTGATTTGTTAGAACTAGGGCATGATGTGATTGTAATTGACAATCTTGCGCACGGCTCATATATCCCTGAAGTGCATGATCGTGTCCGTTTTTTCAAATGCGATATTCGTGACCGTGAAGCAATGCATTTACACATTGGCAATATCAAACCTGACATTACTTTTCACTTTGCAGGCTTGGTTAGCATTTATGATTGCCATCGTGACACATCAAGTGCGGTTGACAACAACATTGTTGGTAGTGTAAATGTATTTGATGCACTGCTTGCAGCCGGTTGCCCACGCGTTGTTTTCTCTGAGACGAGTGCAGTATATGAAAATTGTGAGCTGCTACAAGATGGTTATTTTGAAGGCCAAAGCGATCCTACTACAGTGTATGCAAGCACTAAAGCAGCTGTTGCATTGCTTGCTGAAAGTTATGCACGCACCAAAGGATTGCGCTATACTGCATTGCGTTACTTTAATATTGCAGGGCCTATTCAAGACTACAAGCGCACTGTGCCTCCACTGTTTGCCGGCTTTGCTATTCGCATGATGGGAGGTAACAACCCAATCATCTTCGGCGATGGCCAACGTCGTAGGGACTTTATTCATGTTGATGACGTGAATGCTTTTCACGTTCAATGCTTAACCGATGATCGCACTATTGGCCAAACATACAATCTTGGGCGTGGACAAAGTTGTAGCCTATTTGAAATTGGTGATGCTGTTGCAGGTGTACTTAAAGCGCGTGGATATGAAGTGCCAGATGCAGTAGAATATACCTTTATGCCGGAAATCAACGGTGAAGCATTTGAAATATTTGCGGATATTCGCAAGGCGCTCTCGCTTGGCTGGTGCCCAAAGAAAAGTATCTCAACTGCACTTGATGATACAATTGCCTACCTTGAAAAAGAAATTGAGCGCGGCGGCATTGATCCTCTAACCTACATGGTTGACTTGAATACAGACAGCGTTAAGATTGGATAATATGAATGTATATGTAGGAAAGATTGGCAAGAGCATATTGTTTAATCGCGATTCATGGGGGAATATTGGCGGTGACTGCGAAGCGCCCAAGTATTATGAAAACCTATTTGCGCGTAATCCTAGCATTACATTTTACCTGTTGGGTTGCAATGACTTTTCACGTCTAAGCAGCAGCGAAAAGCAACGCATCAATGCGAATGGTAATGTGGTTGACATTTGGGGTAAGCAGTTTGTGGATTGGAAAAAGAACAATCCAATGGACAGTAAATTACACAATATAGAATACCTTAAAGAATATGTTGCACTCAATCATGTAAAGTTTGATGCTGGTGTTGTATTTACTGGTCCAACCGGTACTACCAACATTCCATTTAAGGTTACCAAAATGCGTAACCCTAGTGAGGTTGCAAGTCCTCTTGAAATGTTATGCAAATATGTTGCACCCATGACGGATTGGATGAATGATAATCGCCACATCCCATACATTCTCATTGTAAATGATCCACGCTTCTGGCCTCCTAATGCACGCGATTGGATTCATATGCCAACCATTGTCTTGTCACAATATGATGAAGATACGCGTGTAACAGTTCGTAAAAACTATACAGACAATGAAACGGTAGTGCACACCATTCCCAGTACCTATAGTGCAATGGAAACCATCTTTCTTATTGGACAAGATAAAGAAAAGCAAAGCGCCGAAACGGAAACTTCGTCGTTGGATACATTCTTTGGTGAAGACATACCAGAGCCGGCTGGTATAAAAGACATCAACTTTATGATTGTTCTCAATGAGGGGCGACCATCACGATACAACCTGTTGAAAGAAACCATTCTTAACCATGTACAAGATGTAGCAATCTATGGCAAATGGGATGAGCGTACTATTGGAACAGACTCTCGTTTTAAAGGCAGCTTACCGTTCCATGAATTGCAAAGCATGCTGCCCCGCGTAAAATATACTTATTGCATTCCTATCAAAAAAGGATGGGTCACCATGAAGTTCTGGGAGATGGCTCATTATGGAATCATACCATTCCTGCATCCAACTTATGATGAACAAAACCATTTAAATGCTCCACAGTTCTTGCGTGTAAAGGACAGTAAAGACCTGTTTGATAAGATTGCATATCTTGAAAGTAATCCAGACGCATATACTAAGTTGCGCGATACTCTTGATACTATGTTAAAGCCATCATACTATTCTGGTGAGCATTTGAATGATGTTACGCTAGCTGCATTGAATAAGATTACGGGTCCCGGCAAAGTCCTATAAATCAATTTATGGAGAACGCACAAAAGAAATACACATACGCATCAATCGTACCGCTTATTGGCGGTGAATCACTTGGAGTCATGGAAGCACTAGATGGACAACTTCCAGAATACGTATTATCATATAGTCCCTTTGCAAGCAATGATGATCACTACATTCAATACATCCGCAACACAAAAGGATGGACTGGTGACTATATTCACCTTGACAAACAGCCTGATTATGTACCAGAATCGGTTGATGTTGTAAATTCCACCTGCCCTTGTGCTGGTTTGAGCAGCCTTAGCACTGCAAGCAGTGCAGATAGTGCAGTTAATGAATGGTTGTATACCACTGCTGAATATGTACTTGATAAAGTAGGTCCTAAAGTATTTTGGGGCGAGAATGCTCCACGTTTATACAGCAACATGGGTAAAAAAGTCGCAGACCGTTTGTTTGCTATCGGCGAAAAGTATGGGTATAGCTTAAACTTGTATTATACTGAAAGCCGCCTTCACGGCCTGTCTCAAAAGCGCGGCCGCACATTCTACTTCTTTACTAAGAGTACATCTGCTCCGTTATTTAGTTGGTTTAATGTTCCTGGAGAACCCATTGAAAACATCTTTAATATGGCATATGCTGATGGTGATCCAATGAATATCTCTTGCAATGAAGACGATCCCAATACCAATGGTTGGGCTGCATACGCCATGCACAAGACTGGTACTAAAGATATTAAAGAACTATATGACACCCTGGATGATACACAGAATCTTATTGTCTGGGCCGACGGCGGCTTAGGTGATAATCTTACAGTTGTATCGGAATGGATGGATGCGAATGGTTATACTAAAACTGCAGGACGTGCTCGGGATATGGCCGCTAAACGTGCAAAAGGTATGGGTTACTGGGCGCATGGCATTACTATGGTCAAAGGTATTATTCCTAGTCTGATTGGAGCATTGCCATTCTGGATGATTAATCCATTTACTCAAAGCTTTCCAACTGTACGTGACTGTCTCCGTGTTATGAAGATGCCTGAAGACTTTAATCTTGCATCATTGCACCCGCTTAAAACCAAGATTAATCACATCTGCCAAAATGTACCTGTAAGTACAGCTCGTGATATGATGCTTAATGTAGTAAAGTATCTTGATGGCGATGTTACTTGGAGTGAAAGTAACTATACCAAACAAAGCAATAAGAATAAGACGGTTGAATATCCTACACGTGTGCTGCTAAATAATTCTCATGAACTTGATGAATTTTTTAGTTTACATTCCAAGAAAAACCTGTTATAATAATATCTCAACGAAATAATATATGTCATCTGTACTAGAAAAACTAAAAAAGAATTGCCGAATTAAAGAAGCCGACGTCTTGGCTGACAGCGATTTTTATGCTGAAAAAGACATCACCTCCACAAGTGTACCAATGGTCAATGTCGCATTAAGTGGCAGTATTGACGGTGGATTGACCAGCGGCCTTACCGTTCTTGCTGGTCCATCAAAGCACTTTAAGACTAGCTTTGCATTGCTTATGGCCGGTGCATATCTTAAGAAACATAAAGATGCTTGTCTTATGTTTTATGATAGTGAATTTGGTAGTCCTCAGCAATACTTTGAAAGCTTTGGTATTGATACCAACCGAGTATTGCATATTCCCATTAAAAATATTGAAGAACTCAAGTTTGATATTGTGAATCAACTTGAGCAGATGGAGCGCAAGGATAAAGTAATTATTGTTATTGATAGTGTTGGTAACCTTGCGTCCAAAAAAGAATTGGAAGATGCAATGAATGAAAAGAGCGTGGCCGACATGACTCGTGCTAAAGCGCTTAAAGGATTGTTCCGTATGGTTACGCCATACCTTACAATGAAAAACATTTGCTTGCTTGCAATCAACCATACCTATCAAGAAATTGGATTGTTCCCAAAAGCTATTGTTAGTGGAGGTTGTGTTGCTGCGGGAACTCTTATTACTCTGCCTGATGGAACAACTAAACCGGTTGAAGACTTTATTGCTGGTGATAATGTTCAAACATTAGATGGCCCTAAAGAAGTTACTGCTGTTTGGAATCCAGACACGCTCGATGAAGGCGAACCGGAATGTTATGAAGTTACATTTGAGGATGGCCACACCATTGTTTGCAGTGATAAACACAAATTCATGATTGATGACCTTTGGGTAGAAGCAAAAGACCTAACGGTTGGACAAGATTGTAAAGTATTGATCTGATTCTTAAGTTCATCGGTTGTATAAATAAACCCATACAACCGATGAACTTAGTATATAAAATAACATTTAGTAAACGCAAAGTTGCTGGTATTTTACCATACCTTTATATTGGATCAAAGTCAAATTGCTCTTTTAAGAATGGCATAATATATGACGGCCGTAATAAACCTTATTATGGATCTTCAACATGGGAAAACTATAAAGAGATGGTGCAATCTGATATATGTGAAATAGAAATTTTATATTCGTCTGAAGATTATGAAAAAGTTCTTCAGCGTGAAGCGGAAGAACAAATAAAAGTATCTGCAGTGTCATCACCGGAATATTTTAATAAATCTATAGCAATGGAAAATACATTTCATAATCCAAATTATGCTACATATAAAAACAAAGAAACTGGAAAGATTGTTAGACTTTCCAGAGATGACTCATCAGTATTAAATGGTGAATATGTTGGTGTGACGTTTGGCAATAAATTATCAGAAGAAACCAAACAAAAAATCATTCGTTCTGGTAAAGATAACGGTTTTTATGGAAAAACCCATACTGAAGAAACTAGAAAAATTATTGGAGATAAAAATAAAGGCAATAAAAGAAAGCCTGAAGATATTGAATGGTTTAGAGAAAATGTAGCTAAAATAAACCGCACTCCAGAATGGAAAGCTAAAATAGGTAGATCTGATCTTGTAACATTAAAAAATGTTATCACTGGTGAAAATATCCGTGTCAGTAAACATGAAGCAATACAGCTAGATTCCGATGAATGGATTAACCCATATCGTTATAAAGTAATTACTCAAGGTCTTCAAATGCAAACATGCAAGCATTGCAATAGAGATATAGACACATCAAATTTTAAAAGATGGCATGGCGATAAATGTAAAAAAAGACCTTTACAAACAGAAGAAAATATATTATAATATAACATAATGAAAATTAAAGAAATTAAATCAATAGGGCGGCAAAAAGTATATGACCTTAGCGTTAAAGATGCTGAACACTATATTCTTAAGAATGGTGTTGTGACGCATAACACAGGCATCATGTATAGTGCGGACAATGTTTGGATTATTGGTCGCCAACAAGATAAAGATGGTACTGAAATTCAAGGTTATCACTTTGTAATCAATGTAGAAAAGAGTCGCTTTGTTAAAGAAAAAAGCAAAATTCCAATCAGCGTAAGCTGGGAAGGTGGCGTTCAAAAATGGAGCGGCCTATTGGATATTGCTATTCTTGGTGGCTATGTTCGCAAGCCAAAGAATGGTTGGTACCAAGCATGGGACATTGCAAAGGATGTTGAGTTGACTGGCAACCTGCGTGCTGCTCAAACCATGACTAAAGAATTCTGGGAGACTGTATTTAAGAATACTGACTTTGCGGAATATCTCAAAAACAAGTATACCATCGGCCTGCGCGACATGATGAATGACGTTGAAGTTAATCTTGATCGTGTTCCTGAGAGTGCAATCACCTTTGAAGAATCGCCTGAAGAACAAACAGATGACTGAGAAAAAAGACTATATTTTTGTCGAAAATGATTTACATAGCGATCAATACTCGATAAAATTATTGTCTGGACGTTGGGCGGGTGTGATCTATACATATGGACGCACCCGCCTTACTGAGGACAAAGAAAATGATGTCTTGAAGGTTTCATTTGTCTATAAGATTGAAAGCACTCCAGAAGGGCTGCTTAAGGAATCTCTAGACAAAGACACTGACTTTAAGAATCATATTGGAGACTTACTAAATCATCTATTATCACAAAGCGAATTTAAAATTGGAAACAACGATGCAAAAGAATCTTGAGGAAATAATCATTAAAAACCTGATACAAAATGAAATGTTTACGCGCAAAGCGCTTCCTCATTTAAAACCCGAATACTTTGAAGGGCAGCACAAAGTATTGTATGAGCTGATCTTGTCATTTATCAGTAAGTACAACAAGCTGCCAACTAGCAGCGTACTAGACATTGAGTTTCAAAATAGCGATTACATTAATCGCAATGACCATCATGAAGTGTTGAGTAGCATTCGTGATATTGATAGTCCTGCAAGTGTTGACTATGATTGGCTGGTGGACAACACTGAAAAGTGGTGTAAGGATCGTGCTGTGCATCTTGCAATTATGGAAGCTGTCAGTATTATTGACGGCAAAAGTAAAGATCAAACCGAAGGTGCAATTCCAACCATTCTTAGCAATGCATTGAGTGTTACCTTTGATACAAATGTTGGACATGACTATCTTGAGAATGCTGAAAGCCGCTATGACTTTTACCACAAGACCGAAGATAAAATTGCATTTGACCTTGAAATGCTTAACACCATTACAGGCGGAGGTATTCCTCGCAAGACGCTCAACATCATCTTGGCTGGCACAGCCTGCGGAAAAAGTTTAGGTATGTGCCATATGGCTAGTGCAGCACTATCAGAAGGGCGCAACGTATTGTATATCACAATGGAAATGGCCGAAGAAAAGATTGCTGAGCGTATTGATGCCAATCTATTCGATGTGCGTATTGATCAGTTGAAGGACTTGACTAAAGCATCATTCAATAATAAGGTTAAAGGTATCAGTGATAAAACCAAAGGCAAACTTGTTGTTAAGGAATATCCAACTGCGAGTGCACATGTCGGTCACTTCCGCGCATTGTTGCTTGAACTAAAATTAAAAAAGAAGTTTGAGCCAGACATCATTTATATTGACTATCTAAACATTTGCGCGAGCAGCCGTATGAAAGGATTGAGCGGAAGCATCAATACATATAGTCTTATTAAAAGTATTGCCGAAGAGATTCGCGGATTGGCTGTTGAATTTAATGTACCCATTTGGAGTGCAACTCAAGTTACACGATCGGGATATCAATCGTCGGATATTGAAATTACGGATACCAGCGAAAGTTTTGGACTACCTGCAACCGCTGACTTGATGATTGCATTTATTCGTACAGAACAACTTGACAAGATGAATCAAATTATGGTCAAACAACTTAAGAATCGTTACAATGATTCATCAACTAATAAACGATTCACAATTGGCATCGATCTTGCAAAGATGAGACTGTATGATGTTAGCGATCCAACCGCAAATATTATGAGTGATGACTCTTCGCAATCTGCTCCACAAACTCCTTTTGCTGCAGGGCGAAGCGGAGCAGCACGAAGTAATAAGTTTGACGATTTTAAAATCTAACTTTATTATAAATAACATATATGTCAAACGTAGTAAGTTTTAAAAGTTATTTGGCTGAGGCCATGTCAACCTCGTCAGTCGATAAATCAGCATTCCTAATTGCTAAATATCTAAAGAAGAAAACTGGTGTAATCCTGTTTCGTTATCCTGGCCTTGAAGCATTTAAGAACGCTGATGGAGCAGGCTTTGGTTTGCGTTTCTATTCTAGCAAAAAGAATATGTCATTGCGTTTCAACTGGAAAAGCACTAGTCAAGCTGGCTATTCAAATCTTGCAAGCATTGATTTTTGGAATGGTAAAACACCAGCACCTTTCCATATTGAATTTGATCAGACTGTAAGCGTTGTTAAAGTATTGCCACTCATTGCAGATGCACTTAAAAACAACAGCATTGAGCTGGGCAAGATTCGTACCATGCCTGATGATGTGCCACTCAACGAAGATTTTAATTATGATTTTTTAGCTGAAGCCGCTAGCCCAGTAGATATTCTTAATGATATCTTGGATATGGTTACCGAACCTTCCTTCGCAAAAGGCAAGGTATATACCAAACACAAGAGTGCTGGTCAGAAGATTTTTGATCAGCTTGAAACCTCATACCCATCGCTGTTTGTCAAGACTGGCACAAAGTTCACATGGGCTGGTAAAGCAAAGGACATCGAAAAGATTCGCAAAGAACAAGGTGCGCTGCTTGATGCAACTGGCAGTGTTGAAGCAAAGGTAACGCGTGGCTCTGCTAAAGAAAAGTATGTTATATCTCAAGAGATCAACGCTCTTGAAAGCGATCAAGAGCGCCTCACCTTTGAAGCTCAATTGGTCGACCTAGAGAATCTAGTTAAAATGACTGTTAGCGGTGCTGCCAATGCATTGTTTGTCAGTGGTAAAGGTGGCGTTGGTAAAACACATACAACCGAACAAATCCTTAGTAACCTTGGATTGCGCGATGGCGCTGGTTACTTTAAAAATACTGGTAGTGCGAGCGCTGCTGGTTTATACTCATTGCTGTTCCGCTATAAGGATAAGATCATCTTCTTTGATGATTCCGACGATGCATTGGGTGATCAAGAAGCACGCAACTTGTTGAAGGCCGCTACCGATACCAAGAAGATTCGTAAGTTGGTGTGGAACAAAATGGGTAAAAATGTTGCTGATCCTGATGACATGACCGATGAAGAAATTCTTGATGCAGGCTTGATTCCGCGTTATTTTGAATTTACAGGTAAAGTTATTTTTATTAGTAACCTTCCATTAAACAAACTTGATCCTGATGGCGCGCTGCGTACTCGTGCGTTCATTATCAATATTGATCCAACTGAAGCTGAAATTTATGATTTCATGGATAAAATTGTTGGTAAGATTACTCTTGAGGATGGTCTTCAGCTGGATGATAAAGCACGTAAGCATGTTGTTGACCTGTTGCGCAAAGGCAAGAGCAAACAAAGTGCTAACCTTCGTAAATTATCACGCGGCCTAAACATGAGTGCTGGTGCTATTGCAAGTGGCGTTGAAATTAGTGATGCCGAACTGTCACGAATGATTGAATCATATGCTTGACCCTCAGTGATTAAATTTAGTATATACGGCTGCGGCGCAGATAAGCGATTAAAACGTCGCATTGGTGCTGCAGCCGTTTTCTTTTTGAAGGCGTTGATTCCGCGTAAGCGTAACATCGAAATACGTATAAAATTGGTCAAGGGTATGTTGGCTAATGAAAATACATACGGTGAATGCTATGATTTGGATGCGTCACAGCACAATGATTATTATACAATTCGTCTAGACTATAATGATAATGATACTGATACTCTAATACGCACTCTTGCACATGAAATGATTCATATCAAACAGTTTTCTCGTGGAGAATTGAGGATGTTATATTCAGGATATTGTGCGCGATGGAAAGGTAAAAATTATGCTGACAATACCGACTATGAAGAATGCCCGTGGGAAATAGAAGCAAACACTTTAGAGCCAGCTTTATCAGCCGCATTTATATCCAAATACCCTTTGGTATAAATAACTATAATTCACATTATGTCAAACTTAGCCGGAAAAGAATTATATAAGTACGATTGGCGTGCCGAAGTTTTTCTTAAAAAACTTAAGAACAGTGAAGCGTTTGAATTGGAGAATGGCAAAAAAGTGGTATTCATACCAGCTAAAGACGTTATCAACATCATTACCAAAAGACTGCCCACAAGCGCTATACGATTACTTGATGGCAAAGGCAATACATATTCGCTAAAGGATATTGCAAAAAATTCAGAATTTGGTGGGCGTGGTAGCGGCGGCGGAACTGTTAAAGAGGACCGCGAATTGGCTTCTTTGATAGAACAAATTGATGCTGCAAAAAGCGACATTGCCGCTGCTACAATCAAAATAAAAGTTGGCAATAAAACTTATGATGTGTATGGTGCAGCTAGTACTGCAGGAACTCCTAAGAGCGACTTTCACTTATTGGATATTGACGGCAAAGAGATTGTTTGGCTATCACATAAAGATGGCAATAAAGCAAAAGACTTTCAACAATGGGGTGGTATAAGTTCAGCAAAAGAACCAACAATTTTTGCTCACAAAGAAACTCAAAAATTTATAGCCGATCTTAAAAGAGATTATCCTGATGGTTTGCCACCTGCTACTACACTATATCGTAAAATTAAAGATGACAAGTTGAAAATGCTTAGTGTATATGGCAATAAGTACGGTGGCACACTTGGTCAACAAAATGTTAGCATGCTGTTGCAAGGACCAGTTAAACTCGTCAAGAAGGGTAAGCATTATGAATTGTCTGCCAATCACGTTCATTATAATGGTGATAGCGTAGATGGCGATGGATATGATCCGGTTCTTATGGCTATATACAAAGGTGATCGTAGTGATGCTGGCGTAAAAGGCACACGCATTGTAATCAGTCCAGTAGGTGGACGCAAAGGAATTGAATATAAATGATATCATTTAAACAACACTATTTGACCGAAGGTGCAAACCTAGCACCAGCCGAACTATACAAATATGATTGGCGTGTTGACATGTTTCTTGACAAATACAAGAACAGTCAACCATTAACATTAGCGGCGGGTGGCGAAGTGGTATTGCGTTATGACGCAAAGACTGCAGCTGACGTTAAAGCTAAAAATAACCCAGGCAAGATTGTTTTCCATTCTGCTAAAGATGATGCAACATACGCTCTTAAAGACTTTGCTAAAACCAAAGAATTTGGTGGAGGAGGCGGCAAAGGTGCTGGTGCAGATGTTACACGTACTACAGAAAGTGCACAAGCCGTATATGCAGCTGCCCGATGGGCTGGCAGCAAAAACTATACCGCTATTGATTTGGAACGCGCATATAACAGCTGCAAAGTAGATGAACCATTTGAAAACATATTGAATGGTTTATCACCAGCATGGCGTGATAGCTGTATTCTTGGTGCTGAAGCATTGCATAAAAAATACAGCAAAAAGAATTATACTTTCCATCGTGGCAGCGACTGGGTAGAGTCACTTGAAAAAACATTCAAGAAACTCAACAGTGCCGAAAAGATATTTTTGAATGTCAACAAATGGAGTCCAGCTGACATCTATATGGTATCGCCAGCTGGTGCTGCGGTTAAACTTGCGGCTGCTACAAATATTATAGAATTGAATGGATTGCTTCTTGAGGCAATGCGCGCTGGTGATATAGTTGGTGTATCTCTAAAGCTGCTCAAAGGAGGTGTCAAGATGTCAACTTACAATGCTGGTGATGAAAAGCATACCATTGAATTTGACAAGTTTACAACTGGCAATAAAGGATTCTTTAGCGGTAAGGATATCTATATGTATTTCTCACAGAATGGCAAAATACAATTCCGTACCTTTCCTGAAACTTTCCAAGGCGAAATCAAAGGGAAGAATGCTAATCAAGGTAAACTTAGCTATGGTCCAATTCAAACTGTATTGCGTCACCTTCGATTGCCGCAACTGATTGACATCAAAACTTTACGTAAAGCATTGGCTGAAAGCGATGAGAAAACGTATAAAGAGTTTTACGAGAATTATACACGCTATTCGATGGACTCTTCAAAGTTGCAATACAACGCATTCGTTGAAGAATGTAAAGCCAAAGGTGTTAGCTGGGCCTTTAGCAAATTCCTAGGATGTCAGCTTATAGATATAGTCAAGAGCAGTCATCGCGAAGATGATTTTATTACTTCATGCATTCAATATGCAAGCAGCAGTTCAGACTTGAGCGCACCTTTTATCAAATTAGAATAATATGTTATCATTTAAACAACACATAGCCGAAGCTAGCGTCTTCAATGTGGGTATATTATAAATAACATTATGTTTATATACCTCACTACCAACGTAATTAACAATAAGAAATATATTGGAATGTGCACACGCGAGGCACCTAATTATTTAGGTAGCGGTACATTACTAAAACAGAGCATTAAAAAATACGGTAAAGAAAATTTTAAAAGACAAATACTGCAAGAATGTTTTACATTTGAAGAATTATGCAAGGCTGAAGATTATTGGATTATTAAATATAATGCCGTTGAATCTAAAGACTTTTATAATTTAAATAAAGGTGGAATGGGTGGTAATTCTGAATTATTAAAATCATACTGGTCAACCCTATCGGAATCAGAACGAAAAACTAATAGAAATTGGAATGGCCATTTTTGCAATTCAAAGCTATCTCGTGACGTATATGACGATCCAAAATGGCGTGATAAAGTATCAAAAAGCGTAACTGAATCATGGGCAAATTTAACAGCTGAAGAATCCATTGCTAGACGAGAAGCAATTAAAAAAGGTATTGCTGAAAAACGTGACTTTAGCGGAGATAAAAATCCAATGGCTGGTAGATCTATTGTAAAAGAAAAGAATTTAAAATGGTATACTGACGGAACATTAAGCATATATGTTACCGAAGGAACTCAACCGGATGGCTTTTATAAAGGAAGAAAATTTAAAAATAAACAATGAAATCATTTAAAGAATATCTGTCTGAATCCACCACACCTGGTAAAAATGTTCATCTTATGCATCTTGAGGATGCTGTATTATACGGAGGTGTTGAAGGAACGCGGGATGCAATCAATGCACTGCGCAGCCTGCGTGATATGTTGGCTGGCAACAGCAATGGAGCAGTTGATGTTACTGTCAAATGGGATGGTGCTCCGGCCGTGTTCTGTGGCGTTGATCCAAGTGACGGACAATTCTTCGTAGCTAAGAAAGGTATCTTCAATAAGAACCCAAAGGTATATAAAAGTATAGCTGATGTAAAAGCAGACACAAGTGGCGAACTTGCTGACAAACTGAGTGTTGCTTACGTCGAACTAAAGAAACTCGGTATTAAGAATGTTATACAAGGCGACCTGATGTTTACCAAAGGTGACCTAAAAAAGGTTAGTATTGAAGGAGAAAAGTATGTTGTGTTTCAACCCAATACCATTGCATATGCTGTCCCAGCTGAAAGCGAATTGGCTGATACGCTAAAGAAGGCAAATCTTGGCATTGTATTTCACACATCATACAATGGCAGTAGTTTTGAGAGTATGACTGCTAGTTATGGCGTTGACACACGATCTCTTAAAAAGTTGCCTAGTGTATGGTATCAAGATGCAACCATCCATGACCTGAGCGGTAAGGCTACACTGACAGCAGCTGATACGGCACAAGTTACGGCTGCACTATCTGAAGCAGGTAAGATCTTTCAAAAGATTAGCAGCACCACTCTAAAAGCTATCGAACAGGATGCTGAATTTGCAACTACTCTTGAAACATACAACAACACATACGTTCGCAAAGGAGAAACCGTAACCGATACAAAGGCTCATGTAAATGGACTTATTGCATGGGCAACCAAAAAGTTTGATGCTGATGTAGCAAGCAAGAAAAGTGAAAAAGGTCAGGCTGCGGCAAGCGCGCGCAAAGATGCTTACCTAGCATTTTTCAATGCTTCCAATAAAGCAAATCTTGACTTGATGTATCAGTTACAAAATGCTATTGTCAAGGCCAAGTTGATTATTATACAAAAGCTTGACAGCCTTAAAAAGATAAATACCTTTGTCAAAACAAGTGATGGATTCCGCGTAACCAGTCAAGAAGGCTTTGTTGCTATTGACCATCTTAAAGGCGGCGCAGTCAAACTGGTCGACCGCATGACATTTAGTAAAAACAATTTCGATCCAAACATAATCAAAGGCTGGCAAAAATGAATATACAAGACGACCCATTGGTAAATATAGCACGAGCTATACTTGAAGGCACAGCCCATAAGTTTGGTGATATGGTAACAGCATCTAGCATCAATGCAACTGAGCTGCGGTATGAAACGCAAAAGATCGACCACAAGTATGGTAACTTTGCTGAATACATTGACCCTACTGAAGGCGCTGGTGGAGGTACAGATGGTATGTTTATTGACAAACAATGGGAGAAATTCTATAAAGCAAACGACCTGCGTTTTACGGTATTTAGTTATATGCTTGATCTCTTTACTCCCAAGAGCAAAACACTACTTGCTCTTTCAAAACAGATGGTGGAATTGCCGGCATATCAAAGCAGCCCAGAAAAATATGCATTGATTGATGAAGTTAAAGAAACATACACTCATGTAGGTGTGGTACGTCCTACCGAAAAGTATCGTTTTATAGTTGATGAAGCAACCTGGAAAGCATTGCCGAGTGAAGTGATTGGCAATACGTCATATGACTATAGCTTCCATGCTGGTGAAGGCACCGTTGACAGTTTCCTGATGGCAATTGGTGGCAGCGAAGCAGATGTTAAAAGCAAACTTAAAAAGGGCCTGAGTAAAGTCAAAGCAGAATATATTGGCAATGCGATGGAACTTAAATATGCACAGAAAGGTGCAGTAGGACGCTAATATAAATATAATACTATGAGTAAACCGTTTTCATTTCGTGACTTGATGGTAGTTGACCAGACCGAAGGGTCTTGGGATGACGCCATCGGATTGATTGCCTACCAATATAAAAAGCGGCGCCGTGGACTACTTGGCGAAGCTGTTGAGGACAAGTGTGCAGAATGCGATTGTGAACCTTGTGTTTGTGATGAATCTCTTGAAGCACAATTTGACGCATTGACAGCGGTTGATGATAGCCTATAAATCATAATATGATCAAGTCCTTTAAGTCATTTACTGAAGAACGCACTAATGGCGTAGTAGTTACCTTTGGGCGATACAATCCACCAACTATTGGCCATGAAAAATTATTTGATGCGGTCTCAAAAATTGCAAAAGGTAAAAACTTTCTAATCTATTCATCTCAAAGCCATGACCTTAAAAATCCATTGGCCTATGAAGAAAAGATCAAGTTTCTTCGCAAAATGTTTCCACAATATGGACGCAGCATTATATCCGATAAAGGTGTAAAGAATGTATTTGATGTTGCGGTCAAAGCATATGAAGCTGGATATACCAAACTGACACTCGTTGTTGGCAGTGACCGTATTGATGAATTCACCAAGCTGCTAAACAAATATGATGCTGTTAAAGCTGGCCATGGTTACTATACATTCCGTGATGGCATTGAAGTAAAGAGTGCTGGAGAACGCGATCCTGATAGCGAAGGCGTAAGCGGCATGAGCGCTAGCAAAATGCGAGCAGCCGCTGCAGACAATGACCTTGAAGCTTTTGCAAAAGGCGTGCCCAAAACATTTGGTGAAGTTAAAGAATTGTTTAATGCAGTGCGAGTTGGATTGGGACTTAAAGAAAGCCACAACTTTCGCAAGCATGTACAATTTGTACCCATTTCAGAAAATCGCGAGCGCTATATTGCTGGCGAGATTTTCAACAAAGGCGATGTAATATACAGCGTCAAAACCGGAGAAGCTGAACTGATGGTATTGGAAAAGAAACCAAACTATGTGGTGTGTAAGAACCTACATACACTAGATGAAAGTAAAATTTTTGTTGCGGATCTCCGCCTAACCTTAGAACAAACAATATGAAAGAAAATCAATTATCTGAAGTTAAATCTTCTGCAAATCTTAAAGTAGGTGACGCCGTAAAAGTTACGGTTAGCAGTGGATCATACAATTGGTCAACTGGTAAAACTACAAGTCCTGAGGTTACAGCCAAAGGTAAAATCCTTAAGATTGATCACAAAGAAAAAAGTGTTCACGCTGGAGATGTAGGCCCAATGTATACTGTGAAATTTAAAAATCCGCTCTCTGGTAGAATTGAAACAAATGAGTTTGGCAGTGTCATGCCTGAAAGCATTGAAACATCCTCTTTACAAACCGCCCGCCAAAAGCGTATTGTTGAACTTGCAACAAATAGTCCGTATGATGACTTGATCACATCCTTTGTTGAAAGCACAGGCGACTTTGAAAGCCTTAGCATTCTTGATATTAAAGAAAAGTATCACGCATTCATTGAAGCAAATACACCAGACTCCTATGAAGAAGGCGGTATTGTTGAAGGTGAATGCTTTAAGATTCGCTGCGTTGAAAGCCATGGCGGGTGCAGAGTAGGTGATACCTACCATGGCCGCTGGGTTGCTGGCCAAACCTCTAACCTATTGCGGCTACAAGTTGAAGATCTCCCAGGTGCTACTCAACATCCTATTGCTTTTTACAATAAAACAACCAACTACATCTCAATCCCAAAACAATTCACACTCTTATGAAAACACTATCACAAATCTTAAATTCAGCTTCCATTGTTGAAGACGCCAACTTGACAGAAGGTACCGCATGGAAGATTCTTAATACCACATTGCGTGGGCTCGGTTTTGAAGCGGCTACAGGCAATGACCTGCGTGGCTTTAAAGGTGTTCCAAAAGAAGATATTCTTAACTTGTTTGGTATTCCAATGCGTGCTGGCAAGTGGGCAGACGTATGGTTTGCTATTCTTGAAGACGATGTTTATATTGTAGTTAGCGGCAATCAAGTATATGAATATGGTCATATGGGCGATGCAATCAAAAGTATTCAAAAAATTGCCGTTCAACAAAAGAAGAATGTTACTGAGGAAACACTTGAAGAGAAGTTGAGCGCAGACGATGATGCAGGTGTATGGATTAGCGATTTTGTAAAGAGTGCCGATCCACGTTTTGAAGGCAAGAGTAAAAAGGAACGCATCAAGATGGCACTAGGTGCTTATTATGCTGCGCAAAACGAAGAGTTTGAAACCGAAGGAACTCAACTTGACGAAGAAGTTGACTATTATAAATTCAAACAGTTGGCTATCCTTGGATTGTTAACTCCAGGCGATGCAAATAAAGCAGCTCTTGGTATGAAAGCTATTGAAGGCGGTCATCCTCCAACTCAAGAACAAAAGAAAATCATTGGTGATACTCTTGTTCTATTGGTTAGTATGATTACAGGCGATAGCGCAATATTAAACAAACTAAAGAAGACTGCTCGTGACGCTAAAACACCTGCGGCATAAACAGTCTAATGGTTCTTTCTCTATTGCAACGGTACTCCCTTCGGGAACCTACGGTAACAACTGATGTAACAAGATTGTTTAATTAAGCAACCTTAACGTATCATATGGTATACAATATTGCACCATTTCGTATAAAGTATTATACCATATGACATTAAACTTGTAAAGGATAAAATTCATAAATTACAAAATAAATGCAATTCGACGGAAGAAAACAAATTGTTAAGAGTGTTCAAGCTGCATTGGGTTTGGATGCTGATGGTGTTGACGGCGCACACACATGGACTGCTATTGCAGCTAAGATTGGTGTAGCTGCAGCTACTGTTGCACCAGTATCAACCTCAACCGTTGTTGGTATTGGTGACGCTGCCTATAAACTTATTCTTAAGTATGAAGTGGGTGGAGGGGCAAGCTATTACAATAAAGCATTGAAGCACCCATGTTACCCAGGTGGTGAAAGTGGTGTTACCATTGGTATTGGTTATGATATGGGTTACAATACTACTGCTCAATTTGCAGACGACTGGAAAGGTGTATTGAGCGATTCGGATTATGGTCGCCTTGTGTCACACCTTGGCAAAAAGAGTGGCGCTGCAAAGGCTGCAATCAGTAGTGTTAAAGATATTAGTATACCTTGGGAAGATGCTGAAGTTGTATTCAAAAGCAATACACTACCGCGCTTTATCAAGGAAACTGTTCGTGCATTCCCAGGCTCTGAACGACTACACGAGGACGCCTTTGGCGCACTTGTAAGTTTGGTATTTAATCGTGGTGGCAGCACAACTGGCAGTTCACGTGCTGAAATGTTAAACATCAAGAATGCGATTGCTGCCAATCGTGCCGACATTTACAACTACATTGCAGATCAAATCGTTGATATGAAACGTCTTTGGGTTGGCAAAGGTTTGGATGGATTACTTACACGCCGCGATGAAGAAGCAAAGATGGTTAAAAGCTGTGCTTAATTATAAATAGATTGTTATGCCACACTATACCGCTCCTCGCACGTTGTCTCGTAAGATTGAGGATTATCTTGACTATGGGTTTACCAGCAATTCTTCAAGTGCTGCAACTGCAACCTCAACAGCATCTGACGGGTTTGGGCGCCTTCGTGTGGCTGAACCTTATACATTATTTGATAGTCAGCATCGATATTCAGAAAATAAAAAATGGAATAATGTTCTTACCGGAACTGGTGCAGTAGCTTATATACAAAGTGAAAGCGCTGTTGACTTAAAGGCGCCAGCCGGTGCTGGAACTGTGACGAGACAAAGCAATGTTGTATTTCCTTATCAGCCAGGAAAATCATTGCTCTTAATGAATAGTTTTGCTTTCAGTGCCCGTACCACAACCGGATCAAAAACAGTTACGCAACGAATCGGTTATTTTAGCAGTGATAATGGCATTTATCTTGAACAAACAAACGGCACCGCCGATGTAGTGACGCCTCGTAATGGTAATGGCTTACGATTTGTATTGCGATCAGACAGCACAAATACAACAGTTGGCAATTCAACAGAAATTTCTGTTGAGCAGGCAAATTGGAATGGCGATAAGTTTGACGGAACCGGAATTAGTGGCAGAATTTTAGATATTAGTAAATCAAATATATTCTGGATGGATATCGAATGGCTGGGTGTTGGTGATGTTCGTTGCGGATTTATTGTTGACGGCCGAATGGTTGTTGCACATACATTCCATAATGATAATATCAACACCACTTCCTATATGACAACCGCGGTGTTGCCTATAAGATATGAATTGACCAACACTGGTTCTACAAGCCCATTCATTAAACAGGTATGTAATACTGTAATTAGTGAAGGTGGTTTTAACCCAACTAGCATTACATATAATCAATTAGCAACCGCTAATATATCATCGGCCAATCTTCGTACTGCAGCCACAGATGGATTATTCTATAATGTAGTTTCAATACGATTGGCCACAGGCAAAACTGATGGTATAATTATTCCTACTGATATTGAATTGCTAGGAGAAAGTAACAAATCATATCAATGGGCTTTACTTCGTAACGCTACATTTGGCACCGCTCCTACATGGACAACACATGCGGATTGTGACACAGCCGAATTTACAACTAGTGTATCAACGATCACCGGCGGTGTGTTGGTAAAGACTGGATATTTCACAAGTAATAGTGGAAGTGTTAACACCACACTGGCTGCCGATGTTACATTACAAATTGGTAGAACTATAGCTGGAGTGTCTGATACGTATACTGTTGCAATTACATCGACTGGCACAAACACAAAATATACAGGCAGCCTTGCATGGTATCAAATCATATGAAGACATTACAACAAATCCTGGAGACTCCAACATTTACGCTGTTTGAAGCGGCCGAATATGATGGGCGAGAAGTAACACTCAACAAGCCATTTCGCAGCGATGACGATAAACATAAGTTTTATGTATATGTCAAAAATGAAAAAGGTAATGTAATCAAACTTGGTTTTGGCGATCCTAATATGGAAATCAAACGAGACGACCCAGCACGTCTAAAAAGTTATCGTGCACGCCATGGATGTGATACAGATCCCGGCCCAAAGTGGAAAGCTAACTATTGGAGCTGCAGATTCTGGGAAGCAGGCAAGAGTGTTAGCGACTTGCTTAAAAAATAATGTATATAACTAAAAATGCAGTATACTTGCATGTGCCTAAAACCGGCGGAACATGGATGGATTCTGTATTAAGCAGCATTATAACAGAAGGCCATGATTGCAATTTGGATTGGATGCCAAAAGAATATACTCATTGCTTTGCAGCAGTAAGAAATCCTTGGGCATGGTATGTTTCTCTTTATAAGTTTTGTATATACGGTTCAGAAATGGAAATGCCAATTTGGCCGCAAAGCATTATGATGACATTTGGTGTTAAGACTGTATCATTTGAAACATTCTTAAAAACTCTATTGTCGCCATCACATCAATTTAAGCATGACCTTATTAAAAACAACCGCATTGTAATGATGCAAAATTATTTTGTTGATTCGGATGATTGGGAATTGCAAAAAAGATTAAAGAATACATATAAGCCTATTGCTCGTGAATGGTTAAATAATCAATATGATTATTATACACACGTTTGTAACCTTTATTTACAACATGCAACAGTAATTGGTAAAACCGAAACATTAAAAGATGACTTGTCAGCATTTATAACAGCTGTAGGAGATATGACACCACAGGTAAAGTACCAACTTAACAATATGTTGCCAATAAATACTACTACAAAGGATGACTATTGTGAATACTATTCAAAATCATTGCGTGATTTGGTATATGATCATGCTAAAGAAGTCATAAATAAATTTGGTTATACATTTGAATATGAAACGTACGCATGACTTGACAGAAAAGAATTTTCTACTGTATGCAGCTACCAATTATAACAATCCACGCTGCCTTGATGTAAAAGAATTTCATGAGGACCTTAATCGTCTTAAATATATCAAAAAGCTTTTAAAGAAATACCAAGAAAAAAGTATACTTCAGGAACGACTGATTTTAAATCATTTGATCATTATGCACAACGTGTTTAACATCTCTGCAGCAACGCGCATGTGCTTTTTTAAAATCAAAGAAACACATTGGCCCGCATTAAAAACTTTTTTGCTCTATCTTAACTATATTCCTGAAGGAGAATATCTTAACATACCTATTGACTTGCGGGTTGCACGAGTACTTCAAAAATTATAAATACATTATGGGATTCTTTTCAACTGCTACAGACACATACTTTGCATTTCGTTTCCTGCGACTGCTTACTACTCCTTGGGAAAAAACAGGTGCTTACAAACTGGGTATAGTTGATGCCGAAGGAAAGGTATTGCGTAAGCCAATCGACATGAGCGAACGCAGTAAATACAACATCTTTCACAGATTGGTATTTCGCATAAAGCGACTGCTCAATAAGATTCCATTTGGTAAAACAACCGTAGCTAGCTATCTTGCTGCGCTGTGGCTTATTAAAGAACATACAGGTATCAGCGACAAAAGAATGCACAGTATATTGCATGAAGTTACTGGCGTTGACATTGACATGAATAGCCTCATTGAAAGCACATGGTATATCAATGAGGACTCTACGCTGCAAGGCGGTGTATATTCACTTGCAAGAAACATTGCATTCCCAAGCACAGGTGAAGAACTTCAAATTATAAATACCCAAGTGGTTGTAAAAGAAAACGCGGTTGCGGTTGGATCAATTTTAGGTGTGCCCGTTTATGAAGTATGCCATGTAAAAACCAAACAGACCCTATTTGTAACACCGCACGACCTTAAAAGATGAACGCTAAAGAAGATACCACCACCGCAAATGTAGCATTGCCAGCAACTGGTAATCGCCCTCATGACAACAGCGACAGCATGATTCGTCGCAAAAAGTTTATGCAGTTTGATGTTAATAGCGATACATTTCGCAAGTTTGAAACTGGTCGCAATCGGTTTGAGCGCTGGAGCAAATACTTAAATCTGCAAGATGACGCTGAAAAAGCAATTTACGATTATGCAATGAAAAATCGTGATCATACCATCATACTGCGCAATGGAGATACTGGTGCAATGCGCAGCATACGTCGTCGTGCGCTTAATGAAGCCGACACAAAAATAGCAAACTATGAGGGATTCTTTAAACCGGTTGACACTCAAATTGACTATGACCCAACTCAATTAAAAGCGGGTATAAGTGTAGAGTCAGAACATACACCGCATACAGAAATTGCTACCATAATAGCTAAACATCATTTAGCTGAGGATCCTGAGTATTATGTTAAGCTCAAGAAGTACGTCGAGACTAAAGGCGCATAAACTGCAAAATAAAGATTTACATATGTAGAAATTTGATATATAATTTCTATAGAAGCGGGCTACTTCACTGTAGCCTATTTTTTTACTAAACTTTCTTTAAACAAATGAATAACACTACTGCAACCACAATCTTTGACGAGCAAGTCTCGCGCAAACCAAACAGATACCCATGGACCGAACAATTCATTCAAGCAATGCATGATGGATTTTGGACTGACAAAGAATTTAGTTTTCAGCCGGATGTACATGACTTTAAAACAGTTCTTGATGATCGCCGTCGCGAAATTGTTATACGTACATTAAGCGCAATTGGTCAAATTGAGGTTGCTGTAAAAACCTTTTGGGCAAAGCTTGGCGATAACTTGCCGCATCCATCGCTGCAGGACTTAGGTTTTGTTATGGCTAATACTGAAGTGATTCACAACAACGCATATGAGCGTTTGATTAGTGTATTGGATATGGAAGATGTATTTGAAGAGAATCTTAAATTGGAATGGATTCAAGGGCGTGTTAAATATCTAAAGAAGTATACACACCGCTTTTATAAGGACAGCAACAAACAATACTTGTATGCATTAACGCTCTTTACACTGTTTGTTGAGAACGTTAGCTTGTTTAGCCAATTTTATATTATCAATTGGTTTAAGACTTTTGAAAATGTATTGCCGCATGCTGATCAACAAGTTAAGTATACGCGCAATGAAGAAAACATTCATGCGTTGGTTGGTGTTCAAATTATCAATACTATGAGGAAGGAATTGCCTGATATGTTTGATGATGAGTTGGAAGAGCGTATTATTGCTGCTGCACATGAAGCATATAAAGCAGAAAGCAAGATTGTGGATTGGATGATTAACGGCATCAATGAAACAGGCTTGAGCGCACCAATTCTTAAAGAGTTTATCAAGAATCGTATCAATGAAAGCATGACCCAAATTGGATTCCGCAAACCATTTGATATTGATGAAGCATTGATTGCTGAGACAATGTGGTTTGACGAACAGCTTCATGGCAACAACATGACTGACTTTTTTGCAAGCCGCCCAGTTGAATATAGCAAGAAAAATCAAAGCTTTGGCGAGGATGACTTGTTCTAATATATACTTTAGATTATGAGTAAAGAAGACATTTATTGGTTGAATAAAGATAGCCGCAAGTTCCTAAGCAGAGGCTATGTACTTGAGGAAGCTGGAGAAACTGCGGAAAGCCGCATGCGTGATATTGCTGTTGCGGCTGAAACACGATTAGGAATCTCTGGATTTGCTGACAAGTTTGAAAGCTATCTACACAAAGGATTCTATTCACTAAGCAGCCCAATTTGGAGTAATAGTGGTCGTGAGCGTGGATTGCCTATCAGTTGTTTTGGTACATACATTGATGATACCCTTGAAGAGATTGCTGGTTATAAAATCTCTGAAATCACAATGATGACAAAAAATGGAGGAGGTACTAGTGCATACTTTGGAGCATTGCGCGGCCGCGGCACTCCTATTAGTACTGGTGGAACAAGCACCGGCGCGGTTCACTTCATGGAGCTTTATGACAAACTGATGAGTGTGGTATCTCAAGGTAATGTTCGTCGTGGCAGCTTTGCGGCATACCTGCCAATTGACCATCCTGACATTGAAGAATTCTTAAAAATCAAAGGAGAAGGCCACACCATTCAGGACATGAGTATTGGCGTTACGGTTAGTGACGCATGGATGAAGCGCATGATTGATGGTGATAAAGATGCACGCAAGACATGGGGATTAGTCATCAAGAAGCGTTTTGAAAGTGGTTATCCATACCTGTTCTTTAGTGATACCGCAAACAATGGCGCGCCTCAAGTATACAAGGACAAAGGTAAAACAATTTTTGCTAGCAACCTTTGCAATGAAATTTACCTAAGCACAAGTAAAGATGAAAGCTTTGTGTGTAACCTATCTTCCATCAACCTTGAGCGTTGGGATGACCTAAAAGATACTGACGCAATTGAAACATTGGTATATTTCCTTGATAGTGTTATGACTGAATTTATTGACAAGACCGAAGGAATGGCGCATATGGATGCTCCGCGTCGTTTTGCAATCAATCAGCGCGCATTGGGTGTAGGTGTTCTTGGCTGGCACAGTTACCTGCAAAGTAAAGCCTTGCCATTTGAAAGTATGGAAGCCAAGATGGAAAATATTGGTATCTTTAAGACGCTGCGCGAAAAGTGTGACTCTGCTACAGAGCAACTTGCGGCCTTGTATGGCGAACCTGAATTGCTAACTGGCTATGGCCGACGCAACGCAACAACCATTGCAATTGCACCAACCACAAGTTCATCATTTATTCTAGGCCAAGTAAGCCCAAGCATTGAACCTCTTAACAGTAACTATTTTGTTAAGGATCTTGCAAAGGGTAAATTTACATATAAGAATCCATACCTAACAAAGTTGCTTAAGAGTAAAGGTTTGGACAACAGCGAAACTTGGCGTGATATTCTTATTCATGGCGGAAGTATTCAACATCTAACAACACTAACGGATGAAGAAAAAGCAGTATATAAAACCTTTGGTGAAATTGCTCAAAAGGAAATTGTTATACAGGCCGCTCAAAGACAACGATATATAGATCAAGGGCAAAGTCTCAATCTAATGATTGCGCCTAATGCCAAACCAAAAGAAGTAAACGAACTAATGATTTTTGCATGGGAAAGTGGAGTCAAAGGATTGTATTATCAACGTAGCGCAAATCCTGCTCAAGAGTTGGCGCGCAGTATCATGACATGTTCAACCTGTGAAGCATAATGACCGAAAAATCACCATCCGATAATCTTTCACCATTCTGGTATGCAGTTGGAACGCTGTTTAGTGTTCCACTATTGGTAATCATATTATTGATTACATCCGTTGTGTTTTTATGCACATGGCCAATCATTCCAATATTAGCTTACCATCAACGCAAAGAAGAACTAAAAGATAATGATTGAAACAAACAAATGCCCTAGTTGCAAACATGTGTATGAAATCATTTGGGACGATGATAACAGCGAATACTATAATGATATTCAAGATGAAGATGAGTTAGAAGAATTTGACGAATCAGAAGAGCTGTATCCTGAGTATTGCCCTTTCTGTGGTATTCATCGTGATTATAATGGAGAGGTTGACGCCAGCGATGATGAATTGCTTTGATATATAATACATGGAATGGTATTACGATGGAGAAGTATTTAGTGTTACACACGCGGTTGAAAAGATAGCTGAAGGTTACATTGGATTCATATATGAAGTAACCGACAATACCAATGGTAAAAAATACATTGGTAAAAAGCTATTAACCACAACCAAAAAATTACCTCCACTTAAAGGAACAAAGCGCAAGCGCAAAAAAATAGTACACAGCGATTGGCAAACATATTATGGAAGTAGCGAACTCGTTAAGCAGCTGGTTGAAGAACGGGAGGACACCTTCTCAAGAGAGATACTTGCGTTTGGTAAAGCAAAAGGCGAGCTGTCATACATTGAAGCAAAGTACCATTTTGACCGAGAAGTGCTCCTAAGTGACGATTACTATAATGCTTTTATCGGCTGCCGCATTCATTCGAAACATATAAAAAATCTGTGGAAAAAGTAGTTTACATTCTTTCGTTTTTAGATTATAATTACATACAACCAAATCAAAATGATTATAATCGACTATAGCGGAATCGCCATTTCAAGTGTCTTTAGCCAAGCAAAGAGCAATAAAATTGAAGAAGACTTTCTTCGACATATTATTCTAAATAGCCTGCGCATGTATAACCTCAAGTACCGTGATAAGTATGGTAAGATGGTTATTGCCTGCGACGGCGGCAGCTGGCGCAAAGATTACTATCCACAATATAAAGCAGCACGCCGTAAGAATCGCGAAGAAAGCAGCATGGACTGGAAGGAAATCTTCCGCATTCTCAATAATGTCAAAGCTGAAATTGTCGAGCATTTGCCATACACTGTAGTACAAACTGATAAGGCAGAAGCTGACGATGTTATTGCTGCACTCGTAGAAACCACTCAAGAATTTGGCAACTATGAGCCAGTCATGATTATTAGTGCCGACAAAGACTTTATTCAATTGCAGCGATATGATAATGTCGCACAATGGAGTCCAATGACCAAGAAGCTTATTAGCGATAAAAATCCTGCACGTTATCTGATGGAGCATGTTCTCAAAGGTGATAGCGGTGATGGCGTACCAAATGTTCTTAGTCCCGACAATACATTTACTGATAGCATTCGTCAAACCGCATTGCGTGCAACTAAAATTGATGAATGGATCTCAGCTGATAAAGCTGGCAAGCTGCAAAATGTTATGCCTGAGGAAACTTACCGCAATTATATTCGTAACCGTACCGTGATTGATCTTGAGCGAGTGCCTGCGGAAGTGCGTGATGCTATCCTTACAGAATACAACTCAGCTCCAGTTAAAAACAATAGTAAGGTTCTTAACTATCTGATATCTAAACGTTGCAATATGCTTATTAGCAGTGCATCAGAATTTTTCACCAAATAAACATATGATTAGAAGAATGCATGAAAAGTTACCGCATGAGGTATTTGAGCTGCTTGAAAAAACCACAAAGCTCAACGAGAGAATTGATACTCTAAAAAACAATAACAGCTATGTAATTGAGTTGCTGTTGCAATTGGCATTTATCCCAGGAGTTAAGTTTGATCTTCCTGAAGGAGCTCCTCCATTTAAGGCTGATGAAAGCCCTGCTGGATTGCAACCAACTCCTCTTAAGAAGCAGATTGATATACTGCGGAGGCTGCTAATTAGCAATCCTAATTTGCCGCGCTTAAAAAAAGAAATGCTGTTTATCAAATTGCTTGAGAATAGTCATGTCAAAGATGCAGAAATTATAATTGCGGTTAAAGATCAAAAGCTTAGTGAATTGTATCCATTGCTTACTGTTAGTTTAGTTAAGCAAGCATTTCCAAATCTGCTTCCACCAACAGCATGACCTATACATTTAAATGTACATCATGTGAGCATGAATGGGACGCAAGTCTGAGTATGGCTGACCGAGATGTTCCACTAACACAGCATTGTGTAGCATGTGCAGCTGAAGGTGAAGGAGTAATCAAACGCATCATTAGCAGCGCGCCGCGCATTTCATATGAGGGCGCTCAAACAGTATTACAACGCGCTGGTAGTGGATGGAATGATGTGCTGAAAAAGATTCAAAAGGCAAATGGCCGATACGCAAAGAAAAATATGGAAACCCGATAAAGAGTATGGGAAAGAGTCGCAAAAGCAAAGGGTCTAATGGTCGCAAACAATCATATTATGATGACGACTATAATGCTGGAAATAAAAAACTCAAAAAGAGTAAACACTCCGATAGTCGCAAAGACAAAAGCGTTGAAAGGGGTATCTTTATTGATTGGGGTACATTATGAATGAACGCAAAACTTTTGTTCATGATCCTGTAGATCTAGGTTATAACGAGCTGGGCGATGCTAGCGTCCCAGGCACTCGACTATATGTTACGCCTCAAGGAAAGAAGTATCCTAGTATTACAACTGTATTGAGCGTTCGCGGCAAAGAAGCTATCTATGAATGGCGCCGCCGTGTTGGTGAAGAAGAAGCTAATCGCGTCACTCGTCACGCCTGTGCTCGAGGAACAGCGCTACACACCATTGCTGAAAAGTATCTTAATAACGAACCTGATATATACAAAAAGGATGAGATGCCTCATGTTGTAGCATTATTCCGTAGTATTCAACCAATCCTTGACAACAACATAGGACGCGTTGTAATGCAGGAACGACCGCTATATAGTGATCATCTTGGAATTGCTGGAAGAGTTGATCTCGTTGCAGAATATGAAGGAAAACTTAGTGTCATTGATTTTAAAACCAGTAAGCGCGTTAAAACTCGAGAAGAGATTAGCAACTACTTCATACAAGCTGCCTTTTATGCCGCCGCCTTTTATGAAAGAACCGATATACCAGTTACGCAAAGCGTGATTATTATGGCTATAGATGATAATCCGGTTCCTATTGTTTTTAAAGAAAAAACTTATGGCTGGTTACCAAAGGTAATCGAATCAATAAAGTATTATAATCGAACTAAATTATTTGGCCATACTTAAATTATGATATTTACATTTTGAATTATGCCATCTTCTTATGGTAACAGCATTTAATGTAATTCCACAACAATCACACGTTAATAAACGAGTTTTAGCTTTTTCGCTTTGTTTAAGTTTTGTTTCATCACTTACATTTTTATCTTTGTGAGCAATTCCAATTTTATCTTTAGCTTCTTGCGTATGCAATCTTCCAGTACCAGCTATAGAAATTTTCATTTTAGTTTCTTCTGAAATTTCGCGTGGATTATTAGCCCATGCTTCTTTTAATTTACGAGATACTTTATCTTTAGCTTCTTGGGTATGCAATCTTCCAGTACTTCTAATTCTTATTTGTTCTTTAACTATATCACTTCTTTTTTTACCAGTATTTGAGAGTTTTATACGTTCTTTAACTTCATCACTTCTAGCTAACAAAGCATTAGTTATTTTTTGTTTAGTTTCTCCTGAGCGCTTTACTCCAAGTGGTGATCCGTCTAATGCGTTTTCCTCTATTAAATTTGCCCATTCTTCAGATTTAACTATATCGTTTGCATTAGAATATTCTAATGCAAATTTTGTAGCTTCATCAGCTATTTCAAATTCCCATACATTTAACGTGACTACAAATTGAGTTCCGTGTTTTTTAATATGCCTTAACCAATACTTACCAGATCCTAAATATGTTAACGGATCGCGTGTTGTGCATTTGCCAAAATACTTTAAACCTGTAACGGAATGTTGTTTTACATATATATAGATTATTAGAGGGCTCATAATTGTATTTATAAAAATTCAAGATTCAGTATATGCAATTATGTTTGATAAGAAAGTAATTAAAGAATACAATACCAAAAAACTATTCGGACATGGATAATACAAAAACTAAAAACAACAAAGGCCTGCTTGATCTGCTAACAAGTGGACCACCAGACAGTTTCTCAAGCGATTATGGATGTGTACGTGAGTATTACCTGAGCGATGAAATTGGACCACCCAGTGAATATATCAGTTGGTTCCATGAGATTCGCAACTGTCGTGAAACTGATGCAATCAAGATTCACATCAATTGCCCAGGAGGAAACTTATTTACAACCATTCAATTCCTTCAGGCATTACAGGAAACTGAAGCACATATCATTGTAAGTGTTGAAGGTGCATGCATGAGCGCAGCAACACTTATCTTTTTGGTGGCCGATGAATATATGATTACCAATCACAGCATGTTCTTGTTTCATAACTATAGTGCTGGAACAGTTGGCAAAGGTGGTGAAATGTATCATGGTATGGTGCATGAGCGCAAATGGAGTACTGGATTGTTTCAAGATATGTATACCGACTTCCTTACGCCTGAGGAAATTGTTGACATGACAAATGACAAAGATATTTGGCTGGATGCAAATCAAGTTCTTGAGCGCCTTGAAAAGCGCGGCAAGCTGATGGAGAAAAAAGCTAAAAAGGCTGGACAGACCAAAAAAATCGAATAAAAGTCCTTTACATGTTGTGGTTTTCTGTGTATAATAATACTCTAAGGAAACCACAACATGACACCTACTTCTTATGCAAATCTCGCTGGCACTCTTCGTGGATCATTGCTTTCGCTAAAATACAATCGAGACATCTCTAGCTTATTGGATAATGACGCTGCGAAACTTAAAGAGTTTCAGGCCATTATTGACTCTGCGATTGAGCGTGCCGAAAAACAAAATGTAAAGGAGGCTGTGGTGTGACGCCTGTAGCACCCAAAACAAAAACCACACTCGTCTTGACTGCAGGCTTTCAGGCCTGCGGATTCTTTAGTGCGCGCAGTGCAGTTCGCAATATGATTGTGGGCGGCGTTAAAGCATATGACTTGTATGGCAATATTCATGATTGGGATAGCTGGATTGCAAATGATGAATATCTTGTGCCAGATCATCCAGCGCTGCGCAGCGTTGACAGCTGTTGGGCCGTGCCTACAATTGTGGTGATCCCAGGATACTTTGGTACTTTTGGCAAGAGACGCAATCGTGTCATCAACTTGAGACAGCTATATTATGTGTATGATGGAGAATGTCAATACTGTCTCAAAAAGATTCCTTTTACGGCTGCAACACGAGATCATGTATTGCCACGCAGCAGAGGTGGAAGCAATGATGATAGCAACATTGTATTGAGTTGCAAAAAATGCAACAGCAAAAAGAGCAACAAGTTTCCATATCAAAACATCAAAGGCAGCAGTGTAAAACCAAAGATTCTTAATGATGTGGAGTTTGCTGCACTTAGCGAAAAAGTAGAGATTCGAGAAGAGTGGAAAACCTTCCTTGTATAAATAAGGTATAATGAATATCACTACAGCATATCGTCAAATGGCTCAAGCTTCATATGACCAAGCAATTGAAGCCAACCACGCTCTGGTTGAAGCCGCATCTTTTTATCGACTTCCAGGGAATGTTGTAGGCAATGAATTGTATGTTGTTGCTCGTGATCTCAAAAGCTTTGCGGACAGTCAAATGAATGGCGATGATTTTGATGTAAAATCATTTGCGGCTATTATTGATAAACTCAACAAAATTAAAAAGGAAGCAAAGGCGTTCAACTCAGAAGATGAGGTTCCAGTTTCATATGTGTATAAGAAAAAATAATTATAAATAAGGTATGAATCCAAATATTTCAATCCCACCAACAGCAGCCGACGCATATCGTGCGATGTTAGATGAACAAACATACGCTTCTCTTGAAGAAGTTACTGTTGAAAGTACTCTTCAACTCAACGAAGCTGCAATTAAAGCACAAATCATTGCAGCAGGTTATGTATACTTTCCAGATGACGACCAACTATATAAGGTTAGCCCATACAAGCTTATTGGCAACTCTGGCAAACTAGCTACACTTGGTGTACAAAAATGGTATAGCGTAAATGTTGCAACTGGTGAGGATCTTGCTGATGCTGGACTGGCTGAAGTGGATGTTGACAATAAAGGAAATTATTTTGTTGTAAATTCTAATAACAGTAAACTAACTGCACCAGCTCTTATTTCAAGCGAGCCCAATAAAATTTACTTATAAATAAACTACAATCTATGAATAACCACATCTCAATCCCACCAACAGCAGCTGATGCGTATCGTGCAATGTTAGCCGAACAAACATACGCTTCACGTGAAGAAGCTGCAGCTGAAAATGTATCTCAACTTGATGAAGCAAAGATAGTCACATTGACTGTTCCATTTCCTGGGTCAAACGAAGATAAAATTATGGCTCAGGCTAAAACTCTCGGTAAGACTCATGGCTTTACTGTTCTTGGTGGTGAATACAACCGTTATGACAAAACTGTTGATATTGAACTTAAAGGCGATCTTAGCAAGTTAGCTAAATTTGTTAATATGTGGATGCGTACTGACGACAGTGACGAAGAAATTTTAAATGACTATAGCGAATCATATGATTCCTCTATAGCTGAAGAAATCGAAGCACCTGATTATGGGTTTGCATCAACTCCTCCTAAAGTTAAGCTTAAGCAATTGAAGGCAGTCATTAAAAAAATTCCTGACAATAAAGTTGATTACATTGTACATGTTCTTGCGCGCCTTGCAAACTTTGAACAAATCAAAGAAATTATGAAGGGTATGAGCGTAAAGAGTAACTAATAATTTATGAACACCTACATTTCAATCCCACCAACAGCAGCTGACGCATACCGTGCAATGTTAGCCGAACAAACATACTCATCACTTGAAGACGTTTCGCTAAACGAAGGAAAGATGGTTACTCTAAGTATTCCATTTCCTGGCACAAATGAAAAAAAAGTTCTTGCTCAAGCTAAAGAGATTGGCTCTAAGAATGGCTTCACCGTTCATGGTGGAGAATATGACCGCTATGATGAAGCAGTATATGTCACAATCAAAGGTGACAGCAGCAAGTTAGCTAAATGGGTCAACAAGTGGATGCGCACTGACGACAGCGAAGAAGAAATTGTTAATGATTATAGCGAAAGCGTAGATGCAACTGAATCGGCTTTAAATGAAGCTGAAGAAGATGAGTTTTCGCATTCAAAAGATAAGAAGCAAAACTACGCTAAATTTTTAGCTGCAAACGCAAAACGAGTTGGCAAGCCAATGATTGACGGCGGTCTAAAAGTTGACCATTCAAAGGCGGCTAATGTAAACGGACAACCAGTTAATGACGTAATTTATGTTGGAGATGGTTGCCTTACTTTTATTTCTAGTGGTAAAAAAGTATTCATGCAGCTGAATCCTGGTAATCTTAATACATCCGATGGTACAGTCCCTTGGTCGGTATGGAAAAGCTATAGTGGAAATGCTTATATCTCTGCATCCGAGAGCGAATTTAAAGAGATTGCAAAGGCACTAACTGTTGCTGCAAAAGTATAAAAATATGAACAATAATATCTCAACTGCAGCCGATGCATATCGTACTATGCTAACAGAAGGAAAACCGGTTACATTGACTGTTCCTTTTCTTGGCTATGCGCATGAAGAGAAAGGTATTATTGCCAAAGCAAAAAAGCTTGGTACAGCCAACGGCTTTAAATTTGTTAGCAGTCGGTATAACCGCTTTGATAAAGCCGCGTATGTAACATTCAAAGGTGACAGCCCTAAGTTGCAAAAATGGTTAGACAAGTGGAAACACACCGAGGAAGGCGCATCTGTTCGTCATCTTGGCACTATGTGGGATTGGACCGCAGGCGGAGAAAGTGATGTAAGAGATCAAATTTAATTGTAAAGGTGTAATATTTTTCTTTAAACGCACAACAACTTATATAAATAAAGCGTATGGTACAGGACAAACATAATAATACAGCAAACGAGCAGCTCGCAGGACCTGCGCCGTTCCGCTGCAGTATTATATCAAAGGGATATCCGCCTGCATAGAATCCAGACACTGTAAATTTAAAACACTTACCTTTGTTCTGGAAACGGAACAAAGGTTTTTTATTTTTACATTTTAGACAAAAACTCCTTTACAAATCTCAATTTTTAGATTATAATAATCGCATAACAAACGGCAACAACACGTTGCCCAACAATTTTTCAAAATCTCAATGCGCGCCTTGTGCTACAAACAAGGTAACGACCGTGGTTGAACGGCTTGGATCTGAAAAGAGATGCAATGACAGTAAGTTTAAATATGGAGCCGTGAGTCCCTTAGCGCACACCAATGCGCAACTCACAAATTTTCAAAACCTCCTGTAGCTCATCGGAAGAGCGGATTGGATAATGCTAGTGTGACCTGAATGGTAAAGGCCGTTCTTTATAAGGGCGTAAAATCCGGCTAGACCGGTATGTGGGTTCGACCCCCACCACTAGTACCAAAACTTTATAAAAAAAGATGTAGCTTAGTGATAAAGCGGGTGCTTTTGTATAAATACAATTATGCAACGTATTACAAAAGAATGCCCACAATGTAAGAAACACATTTCATTAAGCAATTTTAACAAACATATTACACGTTGTATTGATGGAATAATAATTCAAAAACATATGCCAAAAAAGGAGTGTGAAAACTGCGGAAAGGAATTTAATGTTTCAAATTATAATACTCATTATAATGCTTGCTTACAAGGTTATGTAAGACAACCCATAGTTGGTTTAGGGCCACAAAATCAACATACTAAAGCTAAACGTTTAGGTTTACCTAAGCCAATAATTTCCGAAGAAACACGTAATAAATTAAGTGAAAAATGCGGTAAATGCATTTGGACTGATGAAATGAGAAAATCTCAATCCGATCACGCAAAACGTCGTGGAATTGGAGGTAAATTTATCAATAACCGTATTGAATATAAAGATGTTAAATTAGGCTCAGGCTACGAATTAAAGGTAGCAATTTCATTAGATGAAAATAATATCATATGGGAAAAACCAAAATCATTTGAATATACTGATCCTAATGGAAAAAACAGAAAATATACTCCTGATTTTTATCTACCTGAATATGATGTATATCTTGATCCAAAAAATGATTTTTTAATTAATAATGTAAATCCAGCTATGGGGTTTTCAGATATAACAAAAATTGAGTTGGTTGAAATACAAAATTCAATTAAAGTTTTCATTTTAGATAAAACTCAATTATCATGGTATAGTATTTCAAAAATGATTAATTTTGCAACTGCACTCAGGAACAGTAGCGATGCTCACGGTGTGGATTAAGTTCCTGTCTTCGGATTGCCGTGGTTGTATGCTTGTTAAAGCTGTTCATAAAAAGCCATACAGAGGTTACGGGCTTCCTCTAAATTTTAATATCTTCTACGGGCAAGGCTGGGTAGGCGCTTAGTTTGGGGCTAAGATGAGCAAGGTTCGATTCCTTGGTAGGAGACCAATTTACGGAGATGTGACAGAGTGGCAATGTATCTGTTTGCTAAACAGAAGTCACCTTTAATAGGGTGCTCCGGTTCACAGGTTCGTAATTTGTATAAATAGTTTTATAATGGACTATGAACGAATTTACAATCAACTTATTCAGTATAGGAAAACAAATCCTATACTTTCCGGATATAAAGAAAATCATCATATAATTCCTTCATCACTAGGAGGATCTGATGATAAGACAAATAAGGTTGCATTAACCGGTCGTGAACATTACATAGCCCATTTACTTCTTGCGAGATTTAATAGATGCGCTGAGAATGCTCATGCTATTTGGGCAATGCAAATGAAACCTTCTAAAAATTCAGATCGCCCATGTATTAAATCTGGTCGGATGTATGAATGGGCTCGCAAAGAATGTGCTAAATATATTTCACGGAATAACAAGATTACTCAAAAAGGCGAACGAAATTCGCAATTTGGAAAGCATTGGATTTCAAATATTGATCTCAAGGAAAGTAGATGCATTGATAAAACATTGCCGATTCCCGAAGGATGGATTAAAGGCCGCAACAAATGGATAGTTTTTAAACGAAAACCTCGCCCATCACGAGCAAAAAATTTAAGGCCGCGTCAAAATAAAAAACAAATTGCTCGTGAGCTAAGGAGAGAAACCTTAAAAAGCAGAAAAGAAACAAATCAGTTATTAGCAAAATCATATTGGATTCAATTTAATAATGGCAGTTATTCATCATTATGTGATTTTGCTAGAAATATTCTGATACCCGAATATAAGATTCGCAGATTATTCGTAGAATATATTTTAGAGTATCTTCCCATTAAAGGCGTTCCATTTAAATCAAAATTATACAAATCTCATTATATGGATGTTGATCTAGTTAAGAACTAGGACCGATTGCTAATCGGATCGAGGCAGTGATCCTGACCTTGGGGCGCAATACCTCCGGCATCCGCTTTTCTAATATATAAACTATATGAAACAAACATACACACTAGCAAGCAGCGAATTTTGCGGACCATGCGCAATGATTAAGAAGTATCTCTCAGAGAATAGCATCACCGTGGGAGTGATCAATATGGAAGATGATCAGCAGTTTTTTAGCGACAACGGCATAAAGACTGTTCCGCTTCTCCTAAGCTCTGATGGCGCCAGATATGCTGGAGTTGATGCCATTCTGGGCCATTTTTCCGCAAAATCCGTAACCTGTTGATTTTCAACGGCTGAAAATAAATGCAAAAACATGCATTTTTTCCTTTACAAAGCCGATTTTTTGTGGTATAATAATTCTGTAAGGCGAATCCAATTAGTCAAACGTAAATCGCAAAGTGAAATTAAACGCATTTTGTCCTTTACAAGGCCGACAAAATAGATTACAATTACAACACGATCAAACTGGTTGAGATTCAAAAACTCGGCTGATGCGATTCCTTCAAGGCAAAGTCTTGATTGTAGCTTGTTCTCCAAATACGATTGTTGCTAGGCGAAGGGCTAATAACCCTGCTGAATGGTGAAAATCCGTTCCGTTAATCACTACGCTCTAAATGAGGTTACCGCCTCGGAATGAGAAGCCCTAGTTAAAATCATTGAGGTCATGCTGAGTGACAATCGTGTTTGGACAACAACATTTCTTTGACAACATTTTGATTTAAAAACCCAGGAGCATTCAGTCCCTGGTACCAAACAAGAAGAATGTGATTCCGCTCCTCGCTTTGAGTTGAAGCCGTTCACAAGTAAAACTTCACTGAAACACTTTTAGGTGCCCATCCGCCGAATGCTGGGGTTAAACGTGCGAAGAGTACGGCCTTTAAATTTTAATAGCACGTTTATGAAACTGAGGTTGGTGTATATTGAGCATGCAGACAATCATAAAAGGTATTGGTGTAAATTTTTTAATCGCGGGTTAATCGAGTGGTTCAGATAGGTGTCTCATAAGCATCTCACGGGAGTTCGAATCTCCCACCCGCAACCAATTTTATGGGTAGGTATACCGTTAAGGAGACGGTTCAGACTGTAAATCTGACGCCGCAAGGCTCGCTGGGATCGTTCCCCAGACTACCCACCAATTTACCTGATGTAGCTCAGAGGAAGAGCATCCGCTTGATAAGCGGAAGGTCGAGATATCGTAATTCTCCATCAGGACCAATTGAGGATTAGCATAATGGTAATGCATCTGACTTTGACTCAGAACATAGAAGTTCGATTCTTCTATCCTCTACCAATTTTCAATCGTGGGTAGAACAAGATGGTTAGTTGAGTGTCTCATAAGCACTATTCTGGAGGATTCGAGCGCCTCACCCGCAACCAATTTAAGGTAATGACCCAGTTGTAAGAGTCCGCGGCTCGAGAAAACAAAATGTGTAAAGCTGCAGATGGTTTCGCAGCGCCGTTTGTGATGATAGGAAGACCCCAGGGCGCAAAAAAGAAACTGCGAAGTAAGGAAACCGAACATACCCGTGTTCATCACAATACAGTTATTCACGGGAATTTTTAAAATGGAGGTAAAGCTTTAATGGTGAAGCATCGAGCTTTTAACTCGAAGAACTGGGATCGTTACCCAGTGCCTCTACCAATTTCCCTTGGTATCTACCCGCAATTTGGGTATTGCTCACGAGTGTGAAGCAAGTCAGAAGTTAGGCTGGTCGCGACAGTAATCCTTCTGATGGCCAAGGCTCTTTCCGCGGGATTAGTTTAATGGTAAAATGATAGTCTTCCAAACTGAAGTCGAGAGTTCGATTCTCTCATCCCGCACCAATCATAATGGGCTGTTAGTAGAATGGATATAACGTTGCGCTACGAACGCAAAGATCTAGGTTCAATTCCTGGGCGGCCTACCAATTTTCGCTAATGCATTCGGGATACGATGCATCGGCAACTCTACCAGTGAA